CTGCCTTCACTTTCTCTCTCGGAGAGAATGTTGATAGTTCGTCATATTTCTTCTTAACTTTCACAAAGAAACTTCCGTCTCTAAGTGGAGTTGAAAGTACAGAAATCTCGTCTTCAAATGGGTTATTTACGAGTGAGACATGAGGGATAAAACTCTTAATTACTTCTTTAGTAGTTAAGGAAATATTTTCTCAATTTCTTACTCGCCCATAATAGTCGAGGAAGCCAAAAGTACTTATTCTCTCAATTTCTGCTAGGATCCAAGTCTCGATGTTAAAATTTAACATCTTAATTGGATCTAACAATTTTCGAGCCCTCATGCCAGGAATAGTAATATCCCGGGCTATATATGGGTGCTCCATGAGTAATTCGATGAATTTATCATTCGAATATTCATGGTAAGCTACCATAAAAGGGAAAGAAGAAGTAAAATCGGCCCGGGCGAAACCGGGGATGATAGAGGTGGCCTCAATAGCTAATAAAGCTTTTGAAGCCTTCTCTACTGACGATTTTCACTTTTCTACCTCAAACACTAATTGTGTATGAAGTAGACTAGTTAGCAGGTTGGATATATCTACCGAGTTAAGCGAATTAGAAGACGGGTTGAATCCCGCCGCTAATCCTCTCTCAGTAGGGACAATCCCTAAAGGACCTGCTATCATCCAAAACAATTCTATAGATTGCCGCATCTTTCTACTTTTAGCTCGGTTTGACCGAGCAGAAAGTGTAGGGATGCAGTCCTTCAATATTAATGTTTCAACTGCTTCACCTGTCAACGTCCCACCCTTCCCTAGAAAATCTAGGAAAAGAGAAGAAAACATCGCAGGCGATTTCATCGCTGCATAAATATTCTTGGCTCCTAGAGGAGTGAATTCGAAGTACGGATCAACCAGGCGCTTAGCAAATTCTAAACACCCTACAGTCGACACTAAGGATTTTGAGAGATTAATCTCAACCCCTAAAGTGTCAACCATAATATACAAATAAGCATCGGCTACAGCTTTATCAGCTATAACGATGTCGTCTCCTAATAGGGCGTAGTCATTGAACCATGTTCGATGACCAACCCTAAAGGCTGACAATTGTACGATGGCATGATGCGTAAGTGCTAGCATACCTCAGGAAGACAAAGCTCCCATCGGTTGCCCAACACTGTATTTCATGGGCTCTTTTCCAAGATACCATGATCTACCAACTAATAGCTCCTTTCAGTTACTTGCAAAGTCGGATCCTAGAAAATAAGCTAGGATCTCTTCTTGAACAAATACTGGCAGTCTATCTGTTGCTTGGGATAGATCATAACTAGCTACATAAGGATACTTAGATGGATCAGATCGAATCTTATCCATCAGTAACTCCACCGGACGAGACTGGTCAAAGGTCCCGTCTTGTGGAATTGTTTTCAGTACTCTAAATATAGAGTCATGAAGGCCCTTCAAAGCTGCTTGTGTTCAACCATCAGTGATGGCGAAAACTCGCACCTTCCCTGCCGCTTCTACCTTAGTAGCTAACCTCCCTAATTTAACAGGTCGGTTAGCCTCTAAAGTAGACACCCCCAATAACTGGTCATCAAATAACTTTAATAACTCATAACTTTTAGTTAGAGTCATTATTGTTCTAATGGCAGTTAAAACTTTGGAGTTTTCTGGTAAGAGAAAAGCTTTAGAATCTAAAGCTAATCCCAAAACAGAGACACCAAAATTGGGTCCGGCTGTATACAATGGTCTAAAAGAACTTGGGAGAACCTGAAGAAGGTTAAATCATCCCAATACCAACCTAATCTCTGGAAAGGAATCAACTATCCCTGTATAGGGATTAGTTATAGATTCAACCTTGAGATGAGGTCTGGCTCTGAAGACCTTGTAAATAGATATGACGGTTAAGACCGCCCTTATTATCTTAGGATCTCCGAATCGTCTTACGACGGTTCGCAAGGGACCAGGTATAATTCCGGGCAGTCCACCTACTAACTTCAACGGCATGACATCGGTTGACATCATGGGTTGACCTCCTAAATAGCGCAGGATTACCAGGTGGCACTCCTTCAAATACAGACATGTAAATGAAGGACCATTCCGGGTCCATATTGAAACTATTCGTTTCAATAACCTTTTAAAGGAGGCCCTCTCTTCCCTGATTGTGAAGAATCATAAGACAATCCGCAAATAGAGTCATACCTTTGAAAAAGGCATGAATCCAATGTTGGATATTGTTTTAAGATTAGAGGATAAGTTCATATTTAATAAATTTTCGTTTTGGTTAATAAGACCAAGGCGTTGTTAATTACATACGTACCTTATTACTTTTCTTCGGGTGATTAGATATTACTAACGCCGACCGCCTATATCAGACGGTTTAGTCTCCCATACCTATAGAGGTATTGCAGACTTCGTACTGCGAAGAGCACGATCTACATGGTTTGGGCCGAGACACAGGTTTCATACCTAACTTGTTATAGTTAGGGGGAGAAGCACTATACCTTTACAGGTA